GTTTCAACATCTGTTGCAACAGGAAGTTTTTATTGGGATAGTGGTTCATTGATAAGTTTAGGAAATAATTTTGTTGGTAGTGTAGATGAATTCCGTTTGTGGAGTACACCATTGGATAAAGAAAGATTCTACGAACACGTTTCATTCCCTGAAATGATTAATGGTAATCATATTTCTTCTTCAACTGATGATTTATTTTTTAGATTAGATTTTGAATATCCTAAAAATTTAGCAGTATCTTCTTCTTTATTGAATGTAGATACTAATATTTACTTTTCATCATCTTTATATAGAAATGATTTAGAAAGTGGTTCGTTAATTGTTGGTGATTTGATACTTTCAGAAAATCCATCAGCATCATACTCTGCTTCGGCATATGGGTTCACAAATATAGGAACATATCCACACAATTTTGAAGCAATAGATAGGAGTGTTGTATTGGAAATACCAGATATGGGTTCTACTAGATATTCAACTAATAAAGTTAGATTTGAATCTCAAACTGATTTCGATGGTAATGATGTTAGTGGTGGTGTTGATTTATCTATAAAAAGTAGAGCAACTAAAAAAGCGTTTGACCAAGCTCCTACTGATTCTAATAGAGTTGGTTTATTCTTTTCTCCTACAAAGGAATTGAATATTGATATTGCCAAATCTATGGGTGGATTAAATTTAGATAACTACATTGGTGACCCTTCGGACAAATATAAATCTAATTACAAATCATTGGATTCATTAAGAAATTATTATTTTAAAAGATTTGATAATAGAGACATTTATTCATACATCAACTTAATCAAACTATATGAGAAATCTATGTTTGAAGATATTAAGAAGATGTTGCCGGCAAGGGTTAAAGCAACTACTGGTTTATTAATTGAACCACATATTTTAGAAAGAAGTAAGATACAACAAAAAAGACCTTCTGGGGATGAATATCAACAAGATACGACAATTGATTATACAAATGAATATAGTATTGTATCTGATATAAATCAATATGAAGCAATTGTTGACGGTAATTTATCAGAAAATGTAATTGCAGAAAATAATCAATACGAAGCTATAATATATTCATCATCTTTGGATAGAATTTTAGCTGAAAATAATCAATACGACTCTTTAATAACAACGAATGATAATTTTGTAACCGATGCAAGTTCATATCAAAAAGAAGTAAATATTGATGCTGGATTAGGAGAACCAACTATATTAACTGAAATAGATTTAATTAATTCAAATACAATTGTAGGACAAACTGATTACGAAACTATTGGATTTGGTATATATGCACAAAGCGGCTCTGCTATTAGAACATATTTTAATAAAGATGGCAGAAGAGTTAAAGAGAGAATTAGAGTTAATTTAGTAACGGAACAAAAGACAAGAGATATTGTAAAATATAAAACATCAATTAACGGAGTTGGTGACCCGAGAGATGGTATGATTTTATCATCATCGGTTTATACGGAAACAACATTGAATATACAACCATTTTCAGGCTCTACGCAACCAATAGTAAAAGGTTCAATTGTATCCGTAACTCCTGTAAGTGGATATTTAAAAACACATTATAGAAATACATCTGATTTAACAAGAGGAATGGAAAATTCTTTTTATAGAGGTTCAAAAAATACAGCGGCAACTACATTGGATGGTAGTTCTCCTATTGAAACATTTGTATCAAATCCTAACACATTGACTGTAAATAAGACAGGTAGAGGTGCAAGTGAACCTATTTTAGAAGTTGAATAACGGAATTTTAAAAATATAATATTTATAAACAAAGAATAATACAACACTATGGGATATTTAAGTAATACCGAATTGACAGTCGACGCTATTCTTACTAAAAAAGGTAGAGAAAAGTTAGCGGCAGGACAAGGATTAAACATCACTCAATTTGCATTAGCAGATGATGAGATTGATTACACACTTTACGAACCAGCTCATCCATTGGGTTCAGCTTATTATGATGCGGCAATTAAAAATATGCCGGTATTAGAAGCTAATCCAGATGAAACACAAGTAATGAAATATAAATTGGTAACTTTACCAAAAAATACAACTCGTATTCCGGTTGTTGAGTTTGGTATTCCAAATATTTCAGTAAATCAAAAAAGTGGTGAGGTTGCATTATCACCAACAACATCTCCAGCAGGAAATAGAAGATTAGGATATACGATTGTACTTTCTAATAAAAATGCAGGTGATATCATTGGTGAAGGTGTTACTGCTGATGTAGGAACTGTCCCAGTATTTATTGGTGATGATGTATCTGCAACTGCAGCAATTTCTAAAGGATTAACATTTAAGTTTATTCCAAACCCATCTTTAACTTCGACTATTAGAACTACAATCACAGTCTATGGTAACGAAACGGGTGGTTCTCAAACAATTCCTGTGACAGTAAACTATGTACAATAATTAAAATATGGCAGTAATAAGAGACAATAGAGGAGCCCTTTTGGCAAGTAATTTATCAACTTACTTAGCAGGTGCAGCTAACACCGCGGGAACTCCTGTCGATACAAACGAATTAGTAAGCATTGTAAACCAATTTTTAGGACAAGGTGAGCAAATTAGTGCAGATTCAACTACCATTACAAATGGTATTTATAAGAAATTTGGAGCAATTGATAAAGTAACTAATAGAACTGAAATCGTAACTTCTGGAATATGGAGTGGTGATACGGGTTCATTGGATGTGAAAGCAAATTATACTTCATCTACTCAAGTTGCATCTACAAGTGGTAAATATTATTTAGATGTATATAACACAACTAATACCGGTTCTGGAGAAGTTCAATTCTCGATTGCGTATGGTGATGTAGAAGGATATGGTGCACCAACTTTAACACAAGATGATTCATCAACATTACCAACATTAGCAACTTATAATCAATATAAAAATGTATTGTTAGATTCAGCAGACCAGTATTTTAGTATATATAGTGGTTCTACTGCGGGTGGTGGTGATATGAAATCATTCTACGCAATTAATATCAATAGAGCTAGATACAAAGAAAGATTAGACCCAGGAAATATTTCAATTCAACTTTCTGGTTCTCTTGCTAGCAATTTTACACTTATTGATGATAGTGGTGGAACTGATGAAAATGTAACAACTGCGGGGAGAGTATATAATTTAGTTAGTGGTTCATTAAACATTGGAGTTTCTACAGCCGCAACAATTAACTCACCAACTGCATCAAATGGTCAAGGTTTTGGTTTATTTTATCCAGATATGGGTATTATATTATTAAATCCAAGAGCATTAGCAGCATCGGTAGACCCTAAATTGGGTGAAGCAAGTGGTTCACATTCAAATACATATCATCAAAGCAATGGTAACAAATCGGGTTCAGTTGCATTATTGATGGCAATTAGTGGTGGCATGGACTTCCAAGTTCGTAGAACTGAAAACGTTTCTACATCACACTATTTCGTAAGAGCAAATAATAGAGAGTTTAACTTTTCAAATAACCCAACATTCGTAACAGGTTCAGTTGGAGCATTTGTTCAATCAACTTTTGAAAAAGACCCTAAAGTTTATATTACGACTGTAGGTTTATATGATGATTCAAATGAATTATTAGCAGTAGCAAAAACTTCTAAACCAATTGAAAAATCATTTGATAAAGAAATTGCAATTAAAGTTAAATTAGATTTCTAATCGGAGAATATATTAAAAAATGTAAAGCCCCCTCTTTTGGGGGTTTTTCATTAAAAGAATATTTATATACGATATGTTAAAAAGAATACCAAAGAATTATCCAATGGTTTTCCAAAAAATTCATTATATGGTCAATTAAGAGCACAATTTTATAATGGACACGAAGACAATCCATTTTTAAGATTTGGAAATAAAAGTAATGTTTATAACGATAATTTACTTTCAAAAGAAAGATATTTAGAAAACAATGCAAAAATAATTTCTATACCACAAATATATGTTGGTGAAGGAATTAAAAAAGGTTCTTTTAGATTAACTGATAATGGTAGTATTATAGAAGATGATTTAAATGGTAATTTAATTTTATTAGGAAATGATACTATAACATTCCAATCATTTAATTTAAATGAAAATTATTATACGTTTGATTTACAAGGAACTAGTTATACCGTCAATATAACACAAATTAATTTAGAATCAGGAAATATTATTTGGTTATATAATGGTGATTTATATACAACCTCAATTATTTCATTTGATATTAATTCTGGTGAAATGGTAGTTACTAATGTAGAATTTGCATCAGCCGAAAACTCTAATGAAAAAGCTGGTAATATTTTCTACAATTCTGGATTAATAACTTTAACTAGAAAGTCAAACCAAAGATTAACATCTAATTGGGATTTATCATTTAAATCAACCGAAACTATATACGAACATGAATATTTATTAATTGTAAACGAAGATGAATTCAACGTTTCAACAAATCCTTCGGCGGTAATAGAAATAGGTAGAGAAACTGGATATGTGACAGGTTCAGATGGAAAAATATATAAAACAACTACATATCCAGGTGTTAAGTACATTAAGAAAAAATCTACATTAGAAAATGGTAATACAATAGATTATAGTATTATCTCAAGACATAACAATTCCATTTCAGGAGGATTTGAGCAATATGATTATAGTTCATCATTAGATTCAACCGGTTCTTATTTAGCACCATTTATTACAACAATTGGTTTATACGATGATAATTGTGATTTAGTCGCGATAGCTAAACTACCACAACCAATTAAATCATATCCGGATTTACCTGTAAACTTTATTGTACGATTTGATACATAATCTTATATTTATACTTAAAACAAAATAACATGTCAAAAATTTTAGATTTATACGAAGCCAACAAAGATGTATCTTTTGCAAAAGGTGGACCAGATGCAAAAGGATGGACAGCTCAAAAAAGAGATGTAACTCCATATTCAAAAGAACAGAGAAATCAACAAGGTGATATAGATTTAGATGCTATAAAAGCATTAGAATCTAAAAAAGGAAAAACTAAATATCAATTAGGTGAATTAGGTGGCCACAAATTTAGTCCATTTAGTGATTCTAAAAAATATACTAGCACAGCTAAAAAAGACTAAATAAACTTAATGGCTAAAAAAGTTACAAAAAAGAGCAATCCAAAATGGGTAGCTAAAAAATATGGATTTAAGTCTGGTTTAGAAGAAACCATATCATCCCAAATTGAAAATAGAGGTATACCGGTTGAGTATGAAACCGAAAAGGTTGCGTATATCATACCGGCATCCGAACATAACTATCATCCTGATTTCAAACTACCAAATGGTATTAGAGTTGAAACCAAAGGTAGATTTGTTGCCGCAGACCGTAAGAAACACCAATTAGTAAAAGAACAAAATCCTAATTTAGACATTCGTTTCGTATTTTCCAATTCAAAGAACAAAATCAGCAAAAACTCCAAAACTACATACGGAATGTGGTGTGAAAAGAACGGATTTAAGTATGCCGACAAATTCATTCCAGAAGAGTGGTTTTTAGAGGAAAATAGACCGTAAAATATTTGGTAATATCAAATATTTGTCGTATATTTAGGGGGTGTTGAAGCAAACTGATAAAAATATTATAATATCCACGTTATCTAATACGTTGGGTAGTTACTCCTCATTAAAGGGTAACGAATTGGCATTTTACTGTCCTTTCTGCAATCACCATAAACAAAAACTACAAGTTAATACGGAAACCCAAAAATGGCATTGTTGGACATGTAATAGTGGTGGTAAAAAATTAACATCTTTATTAAAAAAGTTAGATGTTGATAG